AAACACCTTGTGCTTCCCCAGCATTCATAGCAGACTGATATAAAGTATTTCCACGAATAATACTATTATCCATTTCTGATGCATAAATATTATGAAGAGAAGTATCACCTCCACCATCAGCTGTATTATGTCCATTGTTAGTAAATTCATTATATTCAATTAAGTTATAACTACCCCCACCATACATACCTATTGCAAAGTTATTTATAAGTTTACTATTTCTCAGAATTGAACCTATCTGTGAACTAGGACGCCACCCATGTCGATACCCATTAAGAGTAACTCCATCAAAGATATTACCCTCCTTAGATGTAGAGCTAAAATGAAACGGTACTACTGCTGGATCGCCGGCTTGAGAGCCAATGTACTCATAATGTACATCTTTGACATGATACCCTTCTGATGCAGAGGCATTATTAAAGTTATGTTGGTAATCAGCAGTGTTATAAGCAATATATGGATCAGCATCTACTACAGGAGTAAATTCTGTTGAAGTATACTCCTCAATGACAACCATACCACCATCAAAGCGAATCTTTTCATCTGTTGTTGCAGGAGTAGTGGGCGTAGTAACAACAGTATATTGAAATGATGTTGTAGTTGGTATTGCAGTTACAAAGTAATAACCATTAAATCCAGTTGTGGCTCCAGAACAACCCCGGACAGTCGTACTTGCTCCAGGTAACATATTATGTGGTTTTGATGTTGTTGCTGTTGCTACAGTGCCAGTACGAGTAATTCCAGTTATCGTTACTACTGCGTTTTGATTGTTAACAGCAAGTGCAGCTGACTGGGAAAACCCGCAAGCCCTTCCCAACCTAAATCGTGTACCAGCTGCTGCAGAATTATATAATGTAAGAAGATGATCATAAGTTTGGAATGCCGTAGCATCACTTAATCCATCATTTGCATTATTACCAGCTGGGGCATTACCATCTGCACCTGTTTTATTATCAAGGAAATAGTAAACATCTGCTGTTGAGTGTAAATCCCTTATACGTTGAATATCACTAGATACAACATCTATTGCACTTGTAGTTAATACCGCAGCAGGTATAGTTGTTGTAAGAAATTCTGCTTGGGTAATAACTACGTTTGGAGCTGCATTCCATGTAATAGTTGCAGTAACATCATCAGTTCTTACAAGAGTTCCTGTTACTTCATTATTGAAACCAAATATTTCAGATTGGGCAGAAACAACACCATCAATAATTGATTGTGTTTGTGCTGTTGTGCCTATTGCACCATCACCAGCTGCTATAAACGTATCTGCTGATAAAGTTATAATTGAGGTAGTACCTCCAGTAACTATCTCGCTTTGTGTTGCGTCGTTTAGAGTACCTGTAATAGTTGCACCAACTGATGCTTCAGTTGCTTCATAAGCATTAATATCAAATATGCGGCCTTGTCCATTTGCCCACGCTCCATGACGTAGTTTAACAAAGTTACCTGTAGTAATAATACTAGTAGTATCTTTATATGTTAACTCGACAACAGAATTTACTTTAAACTCTAAATCTACCCCACCAGCCCCATCATCTATAGCACTAACTTCTACTTCATAATTTGCAGATGTACTTAAACCCATACTAGCTTTAGTTGCCACAGTTGTTGGTGAACCGCCTACTGTTTTTGCTATACTAATCGCGCCGGTTCCATCTCCAGGCTTGAAATTAAAGTAGTATGCGGTTCCAGTATCTGCAACATCATCACTTCTAAGGTAGGCTGACATTCTATTATCTGCCCCACCAGAATTCCAGTTGAAGACAGCACTCTGGTCTGTTACGCCAACATCTATTCTTGCACTTCTAAGGACAGCAGCAAAACGGGCACCACCACTACCATCTACCTCAACATCATTTGCAGCAGCAATTATCCAACCATTTCCTACAACATCGGTTTCTGGGGCACGGGCGTTTAAGTCGTCGCCATTAGCTCCCGCCATAGTATCTGATACTTTGAGGATAGCCATAATTACTCCTCAGTATCCACGTACACAGTTACAGTAGGAGAAGTACCTCCGGATAAGGTTGTAACATTAGGTCGTACATATGTGACCCCTTTATCCGCTACATGAAACATATTACCAAGTGTTATAGCGTTATGTGTTGCAATTTGAACATAGTTCTCACCATCTATTGAACCCTCTAAATCTACTACTAATCCTGTTGGACTTCCGGTTGTAACTATTTGCACAGTAATCATATAACCAAATTTAACTGGCATATTTTTACCTATCCCTGTACCTATAGCTGCATTTATTAATTTCTGTACTGGTTTATTTCCACTCATTTCATTCTACCTTATAGATTATTATGTTTAAGTTATTACTTTTAAGTATATATTAATTGCTGCAGAGATTGCGATACCGGTAACCGATATTCCTGCAACCCAGGCCAATACTTTAGTCTCAAAGACTTTTAATGCTGAAGTATTATCACTCATTTTAATTGCATACTCTTCTAATGTATCATAAATACGATCAAAGTGTACTTTATCTTCTCGTTTATGATCTTCAAACTCTTTATTAGAGACTGCCTGTAGAGTCTCTATTTTAGCTAAGGATACGTGTATCTTCGTTACATCATCGGGGCTCATAGTTATTATCTCTTCTTGGCTCATATTCCTACATCCTTCTTAAACATTACCCATGGAAAGCCCTCTCCTGGGTCTACTTTACGTTCTGGTGAAATATCACTGTGTCGCAAGACTTCAGTAATACCCCAATGTTTGATCCAATATTTAACTTGCTCTACACCTACTTCATACTGTTGTGCTGTTATGTACGGAGTACGTATAGTACTAAGAAACGTACCATATGTGTGTACTCCAGCTACAAGGAACTCTAGGCCTAAAGTATCTGTGTTATGCCCTAAAGCATGATAAGCTCCTTGTGTATCAGTACGACATCGATAGTTCTCACCATCTGGAGCTATTATAGCATGAGCAGATAAACCAACTCCAGCTAAATACTGGACAGCATGATTCTGCCAACCAGATTTACCAATAAACTCCCCCATTGCATGAATGATGATACATTTAGGAGTCTGATGCGCAGCACCATGGGCTAACTGTGCAATTACCTTAGGCACAATGACCTCTATCAAAAGGATCCAATAGTAGTCCACATACATATTGTGCACGCAGTAACTGAATACCTTGGCCTTTTAAATGCCGTTGGCATCTGGCTGTAAATAACCATTCCTTATCAAACACTTTAGGAAGCTCTCGATAATATATGGTACCAATAACCAAATTAAATAATACATCCATAAGTAAAGCAACTATAAAGATTGGGTACATTCCTTTTAATAGGCCAGGAGCACCTTTTTCTAATGACACTCTATATTGCTTAATATGCATAAAGGACGTATAAAAGATAAATGTACCATAAAATAGTATGTATAATAGGCCCGCTGTAATAGCAACCTGTACTGCTACCGGTGCTACTGTTGCCCATAAATTACTTAGATGTGCGAATAACATTCTCATTACCTTCAGTAGCAGGCATCTGTTCTTGCCCTTGCTGTTGTATCTTACCAATTAGTTGAAATACCTGGGCGTAAGGTAAGTTACTCAACGAACCTAATATCTCATTAATTTCTTCACGTTCTAATTCTAATCTCATATAATTACCGCATCAGCTGGAATGATATTTGCATCTAATAATGCTTGAAAGGCTGCTGATTTAACACCTAAATCAAGACCAGGAAACCCAGTTAAAAGCGCTGTTAAATTAGTATCAACTAATTCTACTACGTCTTTATGTGTAACTATATCACCATCTAGCAACATAAAGTGTATAGCAAGTTTCTTTTGTGATATACGAGGATATGCAATTACATCACCAATCTCGATATTACCACTAAAACCTTCTTCACTAGCTTTTTGTACATGATTTACAATATATACACCAGTAATCTCTAACCCATCAAATTGTGGAGTAGGTTGATTAGGTATATTTTCCTTATTTGTTAATTTACTAGGCATTTCGTTTTCCTTTTATTTAATTCTATTTTCTGTACTCTAGTATACCAGATAATATCTTACCAAGAATACTAATTAACTATAATTTATGTGTATTATTCTAATTGTTTAATACGTATTTCAAGTTCTTGAACTGAAGCAATTAATAATGGAACTAATTTAGAATAATCAACACTCCATACATCTTCTTCTTTATCAGGTTTACTTACAGCTTGTGGGTACACTTCATATAAATCCTGTGCCATTACACCTTGCAATGTTAATGATTCATCTGTATTAAAATGATAATCATGAATCTCAATTTGACTAACCAAACTTGACGCATTTATTAATAATCCTTGTGAAGTTTTAAGGCGTTTATCAGAGGTTGTATTATACGCTGTTGCTGTACCGCTTGTTTGAATAGAACCCACGACGCCATTCGGGTTGTAAAAATAACGATGATTAGAGTTTGCGGTAGTTGTTACACTTGATAGTGTAAATCCACTTTCTTGTATTTTTACACCAGAGGTTGCACCGGACGCGCTTAATGTCCCTATTTCAACACCTGTTGATATAGTACGAAATTTTTCACCTCCATTAAAAAAAAGTTGTACCGAAGGTGTTGCGCCGCCTATAATCATGCAGGTTTTTTGATTACCTGAAGAATCATCATTCCTAAAGGAAGTCAGCCCACTAACGGTGTAGTTGTCTACAAAAAGTTGACCCGTATAATTAAATACGTGACTATTAGAACCGTCATGGAACAGCCTTAAATCATCTGAATCACCTAAATATAAATTTCTATTATTGGCAAGACTTATATTTCCACCAAAAGTAGCATTAGCTGTAGCATCTAAGAACAATGCCGTCGTAAAGGAAACCGCATTACCAGCAGTATCACTAGGAGCTACAAGAAAAGAATGCCCACCATTAGCTAAATCGTATCTAGAAGCCTCATCCGTTGACTTATGGATCCAAGTACCACCTGTATCACGATAAGTATTCTGAGAAAAATAAAAAGATAACCCTGCTCCAACTGCACCATGTGCTGCTACATAAGCGTTTCCTCCAAGTTGAATTGCCTTGAAAGAAGATAATAATGTATCTGGAGTTACACCAATACCAATATTCTCACTAAAAGTAACCTTCTCACCACTATCAATAGTTATTGCCGTTGCATCCGCATTACTTACAATACCTGGTATCTGTGGAGCAACACTCCAATTTGCCCCATCATAGATTTTAAGTTGATTCAAGGAAGTGTTAAAGTATAAAGCTCCTGTACCTAAGGCATCACCATCATTATCCAATGTAGGATCTGAACCTTTTGCTCCTAAGTACCTATCATCAAACGAATCATAAATAGCTGCTACTGTTATAACATCTGCTGCAGTAGCTGCTGCATCGGCAGCAGTATCAATAGTATCCTGATTAGTTGCAACTAAATCGGTAGCAGTATCAATAGTATCCTGATTAGTTGCAACTAAATCTGCAGCAGTAGCAATAGTATCAGCATCTGTAGCTGCTAAATTTGCAGCCGTTAAATCTACTGCGGCAATTGCAGCATCAATATTACCATTGGTAATATCCCCGGCTACTTCTGTTACAGCATCTAAATTCTCTGCAACACTACGTACAGTATCATACGCTGTGTTAATATGTTTCTCTACCAGGTTACCTGGAGTAAATGTTTGTGGTCTTAAAGCCATCCGTTCACCTCGAATCGTTGGTTTGTAAAGTTATCTTCTATGCCTGTGTTAGTTTGTTCAATCATCTTGATAGCATTCAAGTAATTACCTTGATGAATCATCCCTTTAGGATTCTCCACACCATCAATAGGAGTATACATCTTCCAGGCAACAAATGAGGTTAAAGCTTCTAAAAAGTGATAAGGTATTTCTACCTCTTCTTCACTTGGATCAAGTAATCCAGTATCTATATCGTCAGGAAGTGCACGATATATGACAGCTAATATATTTTCACGGTTAGCATAAGGTACCTGGAGGACTGATGGAGATGGAGTCATCACAGAATAATTATTGTTCAAGTCATTTAATGGAACCCGGCCCCCAATTTCATTATAAATTTCGTCTATGCTAATAATATCATTATTAAATTTATATACAGTAGTACCATCAAGAATATATTTAGTTTCTATTGATTCTGTATTACTTTCAGCAAAGTCTGTAGTCAGAGGATATATATTCTTACCATCAAACAATTGAACGGTAATATCTCGAGTACGTAAAGCAAATCGAGTATACAAATCGATCATTGCTGCATTTACTAAAGTAATGAGTTTAGGGTATTTATCAAGTGAAACCTCACCAATATCATCATTACCAATCGATAGATTGGCTAAAGTGTTATGAGTAAGATGCTCGAATATCTTAGATAAGCGCATGCTATATTCCTATATTAGTTAAGGCTCTAGTATACACAACTTTCCAAAACTATACTAGATATGTTTCTAAGTCTGATGTGATCTCTCGGTCCTCATCTGCCCACATAGGGTCACTATTATGAAGAATCTCTGCCTCTGCAGGCTTAAATGTTGTTAATGAAGCCAACATTGATATAGTATCACAGCAATCATCATGCTTAGATTTGAATTCTGCCGGGGTCACCAGGGTTAATTCGTCCATAAATTCAACAATACGTGGATCCATCTTCAATTCTTCAGGAAACCACATCTGGTGAGTCTTAAACATTGGAACCATAAGATTAAATCGTTCAATCTTCTGTGTTGAAGGACGTATACCAGGTTTCTTACCATTATTATCCGACGCCAGGTTGAAAAAGACATTCTTCTCAATCATTTTATCAGTAATCCAAGGTATGAACCCACCTTGTTGGCCAGATACCTCTACACCAACCGCCATAGGTTTATACATTTGAGCCAATCTGAATAAATCATCGATATTCTTGTCCATCAACTGCTTTTTAACTATCCCATCGACCCAGAACCAGTCACCTTTGTTATTTAAAGCCCATACGGAGATTACACTGAAGTCAGCTGCAGTCTTCTCACTGGTTGCGAAGTCAGTAGTAATATAGAAGTTGAATAAGTGGCGATTCTTGATCAAATTACGTCGTTTATACCACATGATATCAGAATCTTGGATCAACCGATCCTCATCACTCATGATACGTAACATCAATTCCTGGTTGAAGGAAGCTAACTTACCTTGACGCATAGCCTTCTTGTACATCTTGAAGACGTAGTCATAATCGAATCGATCTTCCCAACTTCCACGGAATTCTTCCCGGGAACATGGAAATATTTCACACACAGGGTAAACATTGACTCTCCAGGCACCTGATTCGACAGCTTTGTATAAAGGATCTCGAGCATTAAAGGGTGTACCACTCCATATGATCTTACGCTTTTTAGGATGGAGTGCATAATCGATTGCCTTTGTTACAGTATCTTCAACATCAGCGATTACTGTTGCAGACCGCGCATCAGCATCACTAATTAAATCATCCAGGAGAGCTAATACAGGACGGGACCCATTCTCACGAGTACCACGAACACCGGTCTTAGCACCATATCCAGATACAACGAAGCTATTCCCGTACTTGTTGATAAACTCCCATCTTACGTCAGTAAACTTGGTTACAGGGATATACTCTTGTAAGAAGTCTGAGTTATTCCACCGGTATTCCAGTGACTTACGCATCTTCTTAACACCATTCTCGATAGAATCCGAGACATACAATGCATAAGGGACTTTACCAAATACAGGTAATTCTCCATATAAACCAATATATAATATTAGGTATTCTTTTAGTGTGGACTTCGCGATACCGCGATGACACATGTTGATCAGATCTAAACCTTCTTCATCATCAGCAATAAAGCCATCAATCATATGGTAGTGTACCACAGGAGTCTTATTCTCGGATTCTCCACCATCTACCATTTTAATAAAGTTAACAAACTCCAATGCAAATTGGCTTGGTACATATGAGGGATCTACTTCATAACTGATTTCATCCAGATAGGATGTAACCGTACGGAATATCTCAATCTCCTCTTCAAAAGCATTAGTTGACATCTTTTAGTTCCACTACTTCACCCTGGATGATTGAACTATGTGCAATATCCTTGGCAGTCATATCACCACGTTCGATTGCAGCTTGTTGTTCTTTAGCTAACTCTAAAGTAGCTGCTCTCAACATATCAATCGATTTATCCTGCTTAAGGCCAATATCAAGTTCAATCTTAGTAGCCTCAGGAACTTTAAGATGGGTAAGTACTGAATTAGCTGCATCTGATTGTACTTTCTCACTATTAGCATGGACCATTAGGTATGCTTGGCGATTTAGAGCTTTCTGATATAGATCAGCATTTAGAATATAACTTGGAACCAATGTTTGCTCAAAAACCTTAACAACTAATTTGGTTTTGTTATATGCAGCAACATAACTGGATAAGATCTTACCAATTGCTTCTGGTGCTAAGTGGGCATTCTCCGTAACAACTCGTTGGTACCGATTAGGGAATGTTTTGGTATAAGCTTCCACATTAGAACTACCCATTAACTTATGGGAGACATAACGCACAGCATCAATATAAGATTGGATCTTATACTTACCATCCTGCATTACACCGGTGTAACTGAGTAAATTATCCCGGTAATTATCTCGAATACCTGGGTCACTAATGACACCATTAATATTCTTAATCATTTCAGGAGTTAATTTCGCTTTAACCTGTTTAGGAAGTACACGCTGAAACTGATCTATTGTCAGTTGTTCATCATTGTATGTTATTGTAGCTGGAAGTGCGGACATAATGAGCCTCTATCTGTAAAAGAATCATTATAGCATTAAGGGGAGATATAGTACAAGTATAGACACAAGGGGGTAGCGTCAGCGTACCCCGAAGTGGCTAAATATTTATTTAATATATTTAAAAGGTTTACGACGTAGACGATCTACTAAATCATCTTCACCAGTTCGTGCCGGAGTAGTCTTACCTTTAAATTTAGGATCAATTTTACGTGTAGCTTTTGAACCACCAGATGTAGCAGTAGATTTACCATATCCACCTAATGAAGACAAAGGACGAGTATCTTTCTTCTTACCAGATCGATATCGTTTATTATATTCAGCAATCTCATCTAATTCACGTTGCTTACGAGTGCGTCCTTTATTACTAACATCAGCATTCTTACCTAACTTATTTTCATCAACCAGGTTAATCAACTTCGTTTTATCACCAGCAGGTTTCTTACCAGCTTTACGTGCTTTAATTCGTGCCTGCTCTCTTTGGTATTCCGTAGCCATTACTAACTCCTATTAGCTTTTAGTTTGTTCTCTCGCAAACAATTCACGAGAATCATGTAAAATATAAACTTCAACATCACCATTCTGAAGGAAATCTTCAGTATCTACAGTTCCGTCATCTAATACTACTACTCTTACTTCTTTATCGTTGGGACAAATAGCCTCAACTGTTACTCTTGATGTCATAATGACCTCTTCTTAAATGGCAAAGATGGTAGGAATCGAACCCACTCATGTCGGGATCAAAACCCGAAGTGTTCCCATTTCACCACATCTCTATATAATGGTTGAGGTAGTTGGACTTGAACCAACGACTTTCCGGTTATCAGCCGAATGCTCTACCAACTGAGCTACACCTCATTAATTTGGTCCGGGTTACTTCCCGTTCCTTTGGTATTTATCTTGTCTTATTCGTTGCTGCTCTTCTTTACTTAAATTCGCCCACCATTCTCGATTGCGCTTATTTTTTGCTAAGCGTTTCTCCTCTGCTGTAAGATATACCTTATTAGGTACTCGCGAAGCTTTCACATTACATGATAAATGACTATAAGCAATATTACTTAGATCAAAAAACAATTGTATAGGTTCTTTACTATCTAACCAGGCTTCTTTATGTTCAATACTAAAAGTATCCCTAGTTAATTCTTCTCCACAACGAAAACAAGTATGTCCCGCTTCTTTAACAAAAGCAAATAGTATATCTTTATTCAATCTTCCACTAGCTGTGGAAGGATTCATGCCCAACTGTTGGGTCTTTTTCTGTTTACTCATGACTATCCTCCGATGTCTATAAGTTATATGTCCGGGTAGATGGACTCGAACCACCGATCTCTCCGTCCCAAACGGAGCGACTTACCAAACTAGCCTATACCCAGTATAAGTAACCTCTCTGGTGCGCTCGGGACAGGAACCCTGTTTACTAAATCCTTAACCAAATAGCAGCGTGAGAGGTGTTGTTTGATTATTTTACGTACAATCCATACGAGATATTTATCACCGCCTTCATACAATCTGTATACGCACATGTTTCCTATCTAATTTCCAGGATATTCGACAAGAACCCTCTGGAAGGTCCCGAAATAAATGTACCCCGGTTATCCCAGGACACACCAGTTGCCTCATTACGTTCTATTCTACACCTTCCTTCTCTTTGGTGCAAGATCTCTTTCTTAACTTGTTATGTATGTACATTGAACTAACGATGCCAAGTGCACCTCCAATACCCATGTACACCCAATCTCCTGTACTTGCAGCTACAACTTCACGATAGATTGTGAACTGGGATATGGAGATAAGGAATGAGGTAAATATAGCTCCCAAGTACTTATCATGCATCACATTCTTCTGCTGGAACCCCAGCAAGAAGACGGATATAAATGCTATAAAACCCAACAGCATTAATATGTACCTAACAATCTTTCCAGGGAAACAAACTCTACATCATGGTCCAAATAATCATATCGATTAATAAAAGGCTTCAGATGGACGAATCCACGTATTTCTGTATTATTGGCTCCACGGTATGCTTCATCATGAATATAAAAGGATCCTGCACATACACCAAAGTGTGGCCGGCCCTGTAAATTCTGACGACGAGCATATTGAAACTGTTGTTGGTGTCCATGGACAAATGAATGTGGGAACTTATTCATCTTATTCTCGACACCACCACCTACAGGTCGTCCGGAAGCAGGATTTGGCATAAAATGGTTGAAACAAATCTCTCCAATCCATAATGGATCAAGGAAACCATGGACTGTCCAACCTAAACGCTCAATCATACTCTCTAAATCAATCAATCCCGATAGATGAGTATGAGTTCCTACCATCCGCATTAGTCTATTCTCATGGTTACCCATAATAAAGTCTAATGAAGGAGCATACTTCTTTTTCTTCTCAATACGATTACGTTGATCGATATAATCTGTAATGATACGTAGGGCCTTTTGACCTGAACGTAAATCATCTACTAATCTACGACCTTCTCTCTCTTCCTGAGT